CAAGCCCTAACTAGTGGAAATACTGTCAATTTCCCAGCCTGGGATATTGAAACTGGCGATCCAACATAATTAGGGAGGGGCTAGGTGTCCAATATCTACCTAACCTCTGCCTCTGCTGATGCAGGAGTTACCGCAGGTTCAGGTACTAAATGGAAAGCAGATTTTACACCTGGCGCTTCTGCGACTCACTTAAATAAGAATACCGTTGTTGGTCCTACTGCTCCATTACAAATGACTGATGGAGCGGCAGGCACAGATGGTACTGCTGTTAGCTTTTATACTCCGCAATTATGGGGCGTAACAATTGCTGGTGCTATTACTTGTTCTTTATGGGATCGTGAAAATGCTACAGCTAACAATGTCGCTCCTACTATTAGAATTGAAAGAACTTCTAGTGATGGGACAGTTCAGTCAACTATTGTAGATGAAACTACCAACCACGGTGCCGCAGAGATGGGTACTACTGCTGGTGGCTCTGCTGATACTATCTCTGTTTCTGCTGCAAATGTTACAGATACTACTTTATCTGATGGTGACAGATTAAGAATTACTTTATGGATTGATGACGCTGCTGGACAAGGTGGCACAGGCTCTATGGCTAGTGGTGGTCGTGGAGAATTCTGGGTTAATGGTCCTAATGGCTCTCAAGGTGCAGCGCAATTAGCTTTTGCTGAAATTGTTTGCCCTAAAGCTGGACCAAATGTTAAACAACTAGTTGAATCCGCTAGAAATAACACTAATCCTAAGACTATTGCGCTAACTGGATTAGCAAATGGCGATGTTGTTTGGGTATTTGCTGGTGGTGACCAATTCGGTTCTTCTAACGATATCACAGATGTTGTTATTACATCCTCAGGGTCTATTGGTACTGTCGTAAATGAGACAGAAGACCTTAGTGGAACAAATGATGACTGGTTGGGTATTTATAAAGTCCCAATCACAGGTGCAGGAAGTCATACATTAACTATTACTTTAACTAGATCAGGTGGAACTCCTGGTACCTGGCATGCTTGGGCAATACAAGTACCTGGTGCTAGTACCCAAAGTGCAGAAGATATTGTAACTTCTTATACTTCATCTAGTACTCAAGTTGTTTCAGTACCTGTTGATGCTGATGCTTTTGTAGGATTTGCTTCTTATGATTTTGATGCTGGAACGGTTGGGACTCCAACTCCTGGTGGAGCAAATACTGTAGAAAATTCAGCAGATGCTAACTATACAGAAAACTCCCACTATTGGCTAGGTCAGGCTGCTGGTACTAGAAACTACGGTACTACCGGTGCTGGTGGTACTGCTATTAGATGCCATGCAATTGAAATTCTAGGCCCATCCTCTGGTACCAACTTAGTAGTTGCAGACGCTGCAATCGCAATAGCCGCTGATAACATTGTAGTTACTCAAGAACATATGCTAGTAGTTCAAGAAGCAGCCATTTCAGTAGTTGCAGATGTAGCAAATTTAGTACAACAGCATAATCTAGCTATCCAAGAAGCTAATATTTCCACTCTGGCTGATGCCATGACTTTAGTACAGCAGCATCAACTAGCTTTGCAGGATGCCGGAATCAATTTAAGTGCCGAAGGTATGGCCTTAGTACAACAACACATCTTAGCTATTCAAGAAGCCACAATCCCTGTAGCCTCAGAAAACCTTAGTTTCGCAGGTGCTATCGATTTAATCATTCAAAAAGCTGTTATGGCTATGAGTGCTGACAATGTGAATATGTCGCAAGTTCATAACATCTTTGTGCACGAGGCTTTTCTTAGCACTGCATCTGATATGTTGACCTTAACGGTACCAGGTATAGGAGGGCCAGAAGTGCCTACTATTGCTGACCTCCAAAGACAAAAACTGGAGGTTATTACTGGGCTTACGAATCGTAGTGTCCAGGATTTGATGATGCAGTATTATGGTGGTCTAAGTGGGTTGACTCCTATTGGCTCATTTAGTATAAGTGATCACCAAAGAGTATATTGGGAGGCTCAGACTGGTCTTAACAAGCGGTCATTAGCCGACCTTGAGAAAGCATTTTATGATGTTCAGTTAATTCCCTCTGGCAGTAATGCTGACAGAGCCTACATCTATTGGAATTCTTTATAATGTTAGTACCTGCGGAAGATGGTCACTGGATTAGTGAGGAACATGATCGTATTAATCAGTTGCTACAGGAATATGATCCTCACCTTAGTTTAGCTTGGATTCCTCCTGAAAATCGTGACCCTAAAGAAGAGTTCCCATTTGCCGTTATGCATGCTCCCCCTACGCGAAAAGAGCCATATGTATTATTTCGTGTTAGGGAATCGGAGATGGATCACAGATTATTAGCCAGGGTCTATCTTGGCGATCTTACAAAGCATGATGTCCTAGATCAATTAGAAGCAGAAGAAAGAGCTAAGCGTAAGCTTCGTAATGCGGAATTAGCTGACGCTGCTGCTTTTCGTAGAGATTTAGTTAAGTCTATTGTAGCAAATAATAAGAGCACCTTTAAGCATAATGGAAAGGTGTATCCGACATGATCGTATCTGACGTCACTACTAGAGTATTGAAGCAGTTTGGTGATGAAGCTTCTGCACAAATCAATGGTGACGATATTATTCGTTGGATTAATGACGGTATTCGAGAAATTGCTGTTAAGAATAGCCTTAGTCAAGCTAGCGCCCTACAGAATGTAGTTGCTGGTACAGCAACTTATACTTTCCCTACTGATATGCTGTCAATGCAAACTCTGTATTTTGATGGTCTTCGTATTCCATTTTTGAAGCGCCAGGAGTATGATCAATATGTTAATTCTAGTGATCCTAAAGAAGAGTTGACTGGTACCCCTACCCTATGGACTCGTTGGGGTAGGCAATTTACACTATACCCTGAGCCTGATACGAGTATTACCAATGGAATTAAAATTCTTTATATTCAAACTCCTACTGCTGTAGATGACCCTACTGATGCTTTACCATTCCCTACGGAGTATCATAACCGTATCGTAGAATATGTCTTACAGCAAGCTTATGAAGTTGATGAAGATTGGGATGCATCCTCTCAAAAGAAGGATCAACTTTCTGAGGGTTTAGATATCCTTAAGTATCAAGAAGAACATGTGGAGCGAGAAACTTATCCGACAATTACAGTATTGGCAGATGATATGTAATGCCCGGAGAAGCTCTTAGACTAGGTCCCTTTACTGGTGGCATCAATCAATTATCCGACCCTACTGCCTTACAGGATACGGAATTAGTTGATGTTATTAATATGGAATTAGACTTAGATGGTTCTTACATCTCTCGTCCTCCGTTATTTGACTTAGCTGAGCCTTCTTCTGGTACTGGTATGAAGCTCTTAGGTTGGTATATTACTGATGCACATACTCGCCTAATTGGTCAAAATTCAACCTCTGTCTGGTCTTATGAGAGTGGTGCATGGACTGCCATTGTTGGTACTGGAACTTTAAAATGCACTGCTATGGTACAATATGACAATATCGCTTATCTCATTGCTACTCCTGACTCAGCCACAGATGGTGGTAGTATTAATGATTCTCTTGGTTTTAGTGCTATTGCTGCTATTCCTCGTGGTGGTAGTGCAGTAGTTCATAAAGAGCGACTATTTATTGTACCTGGCTCACTTAAGACAGGCTCAGATGCTAGTTTACTTAAAGGTTCTGCCCCTGCTAACTTCTCGTCATTCCCTATCAGCGTATATATCAACAAGGGTGATGGTCAGAAATTAATTGATATTCTAGTCTATAATGATAACTTGCTACTCTTCAAGAATGATTCTACATATGTACTAGCATACGACTCTGATCCCGCTGACGCTATTACCCGTAAAATCAACTCTAGCATTGGTGTAGCTTCATATGGTTGTGTTGTTCCCTATGAGAACAACTTGTATGTACTGCATCGCAATAATGTCTATGAGGTAGTTAATTACGATTTTGCTAAGATCAACTCTAAAGTACCCTTTGTTTTTGATGCTACTAAACCAAATCCTTGGGTCAATGAGACTTATGTGGGAATCATCGGCGACCGTTTGATAGTGAAATACTTTGCTAGAATTTATGTTTTTGGGCTTAAATCTAAGGTATGGACTAGATGGGATACTGGTTCTCGTTATATTGGTATTCCTGTAGCCAATCCTATTCGTGGTGAAGTTAATGCAGTACCTGAGTACACAATAGCGAGTGCTAACTCAGGATCTGATGCAGTTTATTCTATGCGAGATGTTTTTGATAGTGCGCATAGCGAAACTATTACTATGTTTATTCAAACTAAGAACTATGATTATGGTGTTCCTCAAAAGTACAAACGGCTGCTATGGTGGGGTGCAGATGTTTCTACTGTGAAAACAGTATATGGCACTGTTCAAGCTATTATAGTTAATTTTGGTGTTACTTGGGATGAAGCTTCTGATTACACATGGAATCAGGTAGCTAATAATACATGGGGGCAACCATTAGCGGCTCCTGTTATTGTTCAAACTACTGTAAATGCACAACCTGCGCCTAGGAAGTTTGTAAAATTTCCTAAGTCTATGCGTTTTAGGCAAATTAATTTTCAACTTACTTTAAGTTATGATGGTACTAATGCTACAGGGCCTGTGCGAGTATTTACGTTAACGACTATCGTAGGTACTAAGCAGGATGTCTCTAAGAGCTTGACTTAGGTGGTAGCATGTTTAATAGCTATGCAGCAGGGTCGAAGACGTATCGGGGTGTTAGTTCAGCCCCGCATATTGGACCACATATGAGTCTGGAGGGTTATGCTGAGAGGGATAAAACTTACCAGACTAGGCGTAGGAATAATGCTTTACTGAGACGTATTCAAGCTAAACAAAAGAATAGGTTTATGTCAGCGGATTATTTATCAGCACCTGAGGGGAGAACCCTTTAAATGGCTAATCAATCCCAGGAAGGTAGTGGCACTACTAGGGAGGTTACTCCTAGGCGTACTACTAGCTCATTACCGCCTCAAAGGGCCAGCACTGTCCCTATTTATCGGCGTCGTAGGACTAGGACTAGATCTAATAGGTCAAATAGGTCAAGGAGTAATCCTTCTTACACTAATAATGATAGGTCGCATGGTCGCCGTGGCGCAATTATGCGCAGAAGGTCTAGGTCTACTTCTCGCCCTGCTACTCCTGCTCGACCAGTAACTCCTCCTAAGCCGAAGATTCCTGATGTTAATACGTACCTTAAAGGTGACTCTACTTATCAGCGCCAGTTAGCAAGCTATGCTAAATCACTTTCTGATTTCTTAGCAGAGCAGGGTTTAGCTAGGACTGACTATAATACTAATTATGCTAATACGCGTCGGGATATTGGTTTATCTAAGACTGATGCTTTAGGCGATCTTGAGAATGACTTTGCGGCTCGTGGTATGCTTCAGTCTAGTTTATATTCTCAGGGCTTAGGTGATCTTAATCAACAATATCAGAACCAATACCTTGATCTTGATAAGGCTCGTACTTCTTTCCTGGATCAGCTTGCTCAGGATTTAACTAAGTACAGAGGTGAGCAAACTGTAGGAACACAGAATGCTAGGGCGGAGGCAATTCGTCGTAGAGCGGAGAAATACACCTAATGACTACTAAGTCTGAAATTGGGTATAGAAGCAATACGGTTGCTTCTACGCTTAAGCGTATTATCGAACGTAATAGATATATGAAGGAGCAAGCAGAGCAACAAGCTCCTCAAGTACCAATTACACCTATGTTACAGGGTCCGCCTAATTACCCTACTTCACGACATTATTCAGAATATGACCAACCTGGTCCCCCTGGTGGAGATCCTACAGAACAAATTTATCGTCAATTACAGCAACTGATGAATCCTAGTCAGGGGCTTAGGTTTAATCCAATTAATTTGCCAGAATTTGATCCTAATCAATATAAGGGTCAGGCAGAGGCTGCTGTTAATGCTCAGTTTAGTCCAGTCATTCAGGATATTTTGAGGCAGCAAGGCGCTGCTAGAACTCGTGCTGCTGGTAATAAGCAAGAAGTTGCTGGTATGTATGCAGGCTTAGCTAATTCTATTAATGCTGATACTACTGCAACTAACAGGTCTTATGATGCAGCACAAGCGGAATCTAAGAAGCTGTATTCAGATGAACGTAATAGAATTGCTGCTGGATATGCTGCGGATGCTGCTGCACAAAGAGCCGCTGCTAAAAGGTTAGGTATTCAAAATCTTGGGCAAGGAGTTGAGCAAGAAATTGCTCAACAACAAGGTGATCAAAGGTTTGCAGAGCAATTAGGTTCTCAGCAAATGCAGTCCACTCAAGGCGCTTTAGGCATGCAACAATCAGCTGCGGGTGATTATGACCGTGCTATTGCTAATGCCTCTAGGGCAGAGGGTGCCGAAGTTCAACAGGATATTACTCGTGGATTAGAAGATTATTTGTCTCAATCTAATACTAATCTATCTCAGGTTAGGTCCCAACAAGCTGGGTCTATTAATGATCTAATGATGCAGCTTGCTAATGCGGCTTATCAGAGAGACACGGCTAACCAGCAATTCCAATATCAGCAACAACGTGATTATATTGGCGATCAGAATAGCCTATTTGATCGTCAGATGAAGATGCAACAATTAGTAGCTGAGTTGGCTGGCGGTCAAGGTCAGCAAGGTGAACAAAAACTTAATCCTTGGCAACAAACTGCTTCATTTGCTGAGCAATTGCAGCCTGGTCAGGGCTCTGATATCGTAGCTGCTTTACAAGGTGCTATGAATGAGCGACCGGAGATTTGGGGACGTAACGAAGGTAATAGCGCTGGCGTTGAAATGAACCCGGCTCTATTTGCTAAGTTAGTTGCTGACTCTCAGTCTGCTGAAGGTATTGATCGAAACGTATTAATGCAGGTTGCGCAGGAGCTTTATAGACTGTTGTATGGGATGGGTTAATGAATTACGTAGATGACTACGTAGCCCGATTAAATGCTATTAAGGCGATGCAGTTAACCGGAATGGGTGCTCCTGCTCCGGCATCTAAAGCTGACTTCGCTAACTTTATCCTTAGTAAAGCTAGATCAGACTTTTCCATCCAGGCTCCTAACCTTCCTGCTCAGTCTAAGACTGGTTTACTTCATAAAGCTAAGAGTGTTGGGCAAGGAATTTTAGATGCTCTCTCTCGTCCTTTATATGGATTGGCAGAAGCTGTTGATACTGGCGTCAATGAGGGAGGTAATCCTTTAAAGGGTGTCCTAGAGGGGGTTACCGGCAAAGAGAAAACCTCCTTCATTGACGTTATTCAACATGCAGACGAACGCCATATTAAAGATAGTGCAGAATATAAAGCTATCACTGATCCTGCTAGAAAAGAAGAGTATCTTCGTGAGAAACTTAAGGCTAAGCGTACTAGTGCTTTTGTTTATGGTTTAGCTGGCGATTTAGCTTTTGACCCTCTTAATCTCGTAGGTGTTGGTGCAGTTAGAGGCGCAGTAACTGCTCCTGGTAAAGTTGTTAAGGGAGTTAAGGCTTTAAAGTCTGGCGAAAAGCTGGGTGAAGCAGAGGACGTTGGAGAGGCAATCTCAGCCACAGCGGCCAAAGCTCAAGAGTCAGGGCAGGTTCTGCCGACCTCACAGGCTGTGGAAAAACCTGTGGAGGGAGAATTAATTCCTGATCTAACAAAACAAGAAGTTCCGATTGCTTTCGGCGGCCCTAAGTTTCAGCAAGAACAAAAAGCTCGTGTAATTACTGATACTCGTGGAATTTTAGATCAGGTTAGTAAGGGTAATCCCTCTGCTATTGACTTCTTAACCTATAAGAATTTATTACCTCTTTCCCCTGTAGCCCGCGTTCCTGTAATTCGGGCGGTAGATAAGGTAGTAAACGCGATCAAAGATACTACAAATACTCTGCCTAATTATAACGCAACTGCTCAGAATGCTATGTCTAAGCAGTTACTTAATTCTGCTCGCCAACAAGTTCAGGGTGCTCATACTACTATGTATGGCGCTGCTCCTGAGACATTTGAACCTACAGTGTTTAATCAATATTTGCATATGCTTAAAAATGCAGAAGAGTCTATGATTGAAACTCCTGGGGACAATTTTAACCCTAGGGGTGGACTTAAGGCTGGCTCTCCTTATCTACGACTTAGTGATGTCCTAGAAGCTTTACCAGTAGAAATTGCTACTAAGGCTATTCTAGGTAATGCTAAGGAGCGTATTAGTCCTTCTGTGCTGTTAAGAGCGGCTACAGGGGAAAAGTCTGCTCTTACTCAAATTAAGAAGAACCCTGAATTAGCTCAGGCTTTTGCTGACATCGATTTTACTCCTATGATGGTTAAGGATTATGCCACTAGGGTAATGGAAGGTGCTAATAAGGCTCAAGAAGCTACAGGAGAGGCTGCTCAATATATTAGTAAGGCAGTAGCGCAGGAATCTAGTGATGTCGCTAAAGAAGCTGCTGCTGACGCAATTACTAAGGCGGCTAAGGCAGAATTTAAGAATGAAATGCCTGAGGTTAAGGCTTCATTTGGGGAAATGCTGGATGGATTACGTAAGGCAATTCCTCATCCTGTACCTAGTGTTGTAGATACCATTATTGATAGGCATAAACTCAGGTTAGCTAATGATGTCTTTAAGCCGGGCACAGAAGGTCAGGCAGCTAGAATTGAAACATCTACGGCTGTGACTGATGATGTGCTTAAAGCTGAATTAGGTCCAGAGGCTAGTACTAAGACGGCTGAAACAGACTATAAGGCAGCTAGTATTGCTGCTGAGCGAGGTATTCCAGCAACTGTACTTAGCTGGGTTAAGCCTAATTATGGTTATAAAGAGCTACGTCCTGTTTTACTAGAAAATATTGGTGTTAGACGAGCCAGCGCTACTACTCGTGCTCATGATATCATTAAGATTTTCAATTCTATTCCAGAAGCTGAGCACATGGATTTCTGGCATGAAGTTAGAGGTCATATGCCAGTTACTGAGGCTCATGTTCAGCAAGTTGATTTGATGCAGAAAATGATTCACAATATGTTTGGTGAATCAGGGCTTGGCGAGAAATTTGCTGGGAATACTTCTATTGCTCGTTCTGGTACTAACGTTGAGCATCTAAACAAGCACCTGAGAATCGTTGGAGTAAAGGGTTGGAAATTTACTACTGAATCTGTTAACCCTGGTACTGGTGAAAAGCTTCAATTAGAACCTGAGCAAATTCTTAATACTTGGAAAGACTATCATCCTAAAGATTCTGCTGATCTTAGGGTGTTTGCCTTCAACTTAACGCAGGCTGTTGAAAATGCTATGGTAGAATACTCAGCATTTGCTCAGGCTGGAGCTATTTGGGGTAGTAAAGTAGCGAAAAAGGGTTATGTTGAAGTATCAGGTATGCATCCTGCTATTGACGGACTGTATTTTCCCAAGGAAATTGCCCCTCAGATGGGACATTTTGCTCAAGGGCTCGATCAATTTACAGAAGCTTTGGCTAGTTCTAAATTCTTGAGAATGTATGATCACTTATTGCGTACATGGAAGGCAGGCGTTACAATTTATGCGCCTTCTCACCATATTCGTAACTTAATTGGTGACGGATTCTTGGCTTGGATGGATGGAGTCAACAATCCGGCGTATTTCACTAAGGCTGGTCAGGTATTAATTAGTAAGCATAATCGATACTCTGATATTGACCCTAATAAGGTCCCATTAGAAGCTCTTTTAAGCAGTGGTCGTAAAGATCAACTACTTAAAGAGATTACTGGTCAGCAAACGCGTCAAATTCCTAAGGGAACTAGGGAAATTGCGCGTGCTAAGGTAGGCAATAAGCGATACCCGGTAACTATTGATCAAGTCTATCAAATGGCGTTCCAGCATGGTATTCTTCCTCACTCTAGTGTTATTGAGGATTTACCCGGTTCAGAAACTCTATTTGAGAATCTTGCTAAGAGATATCACCCAGGTAAGATTGGGCCTTTTGCTCCAGCAAAGGGAAAGTTTGCTCAAAAAGTTAAGGGTGTTTCAGAATCTCGGGAGCACTATGTTAGAATCGCGCACTTCTTACACGCAATTGAGCATCCCAAAGGGAAAGTTAACTCCTTGGATGATGTCTTTAGAAGCGCAGCGAATAGGGTCCGGAAATATCACCCCGACGGACTTGATCTTACTCAGGTTGAAAAGCGGGTATTCAGACGCCTCATACCATTCTATTCATGGAACCGCAAAGCTATTCCTTTAATTGTTGAAGGTTTATTTACTAACCCTGCTAAGATTATGGCATATCCTAAGCTAACTAGTGGTATTCAAGAGGCACAAGGAATCGAAAGTTCTGCGAGTGAGCAATGGCCTACTGATCAACTATTTCCTGATTGGCTAAGTGGAAATGTCATTGGTCCAACAATCAAGCCTGATTCGCCGTTTGCTAAAGCCATTTCGAGAAGTGATGACGAGGTTGGTTATACCCTTGTTAATCCTGGCTTACCATCGACGGATATCATGGAAGACTTTTTCAATAATCCTGCTAAGGGAGTTGGGAATGCGGTTACTCCGTTTATTAAGATTCCCGGTGAATTAGCTTTCCAGAAGGAATTCCAAAGCGGTGCACCTATTGATGATTATTCTGAATACACCGATAAGAACGTTCCTCTTTTAGCTCCACTTAGTCGTATGACTCATGGCGCTGTAGGTACAGGTCTATTAGAAGGCGGCGATCTTCGAGGTAAGGAGACAGAGCCGGTTAATTACCCGGCTATTATTAACTGGTTGACTGCGGCTGGTATCCTAGATACTGGTAGATATATTAAGGGCGGAGAATTCGACCTTAAGGAGAGGCTGCGGAATGCCAGCAAGTGACTTTCTTTATAGGTTAAATTTAATTGGTAACGAGGGTCCACAGCAGACTCTTTTTGAGAAGATTCGTAGCCAACGTGCCCAACAAAAACAAGCCTTACTTCAACAACTAGAATTAGAACGTCAACGTGCGATTCAATTTAACGCTACTATCCCTCCCCAAAATCAAGATAGTATGAGCATTATCCCTGGTCAGGGCTTTCTGAGTCAATATCCACTAAGAGGTAAGCTTAGAGTTACGTCCCCTTATGGTGTGAGCAGAAAGGGCCATAAA